GGAGGTGAGACACCAATGGACTTACTCGACTTTTATCACCGACTGACAGCGGGCGACATGCTGATCGCGCTCGGCCTGCTGCTGTCCCTGATCCAGATAGCGCCGCTTAAATTGGATCCATGGTCAGCTCTTTTTGGATGGATCGGGCGTAAGATGACCGGCGATTTGTCACGGAAGATCGATGCGCTGGAGAAAAAGCTCGATGCTCTGGAAGCCAAAGAGGACAGGCGCGACGCGATCAACAAGAGGGTAAGGATCTTAAGGTTCGAGGATGAGCTTCAGACGGGCATGAGGCATTCCAAAGATAGTTTTGATCAGGTGCTATCCTCAGACATCACAGACTACGAGTCATACTGTCGAAGTCATCCGGAGTTCAAAAATAATCAGACAAGCGCCACCGTGGAGCACATCAAAAAGGTCTACTCTGAGAGATTGGAGAGGAGGGATTTTTTATGATTGATTGGAAACGTAAATTGACTTCCCGCAAATTCTGGGCGGCGGTAATCGGCTTCGTGACGCCGCTCCTGATCGCCTTCGGCGCTTCCAGTGAGGTGCAGACGCAGGTCGCGGCTGTGATTATGGGCGGTGGCACGCTGATCGCTTATATCGTAGGCGAGGGCTTAGTCGATGCCGCGGGAGCTAAAGATCATGACGTGGAAGGGTAAGGGCTACAAGCTCACCAGCACGCAGCTGACTAAGCTCGCTCGGCTTTGCGTGCAGGAGCAGGGGAACAGCGCGGCCCCGGCTGAGGCGTCGCTCATGGCGAACCTGTACGAGCTCCACGGCCAGAAGTATTCGAGCCTGTACGACTACGTGCGGAACGGAGGATGGTTTTACAAGGCCGCCTATTATATGGATCACGGAAGCGCCTCCGCCCGTGTGATCGAGGCCGTCAAGGACGTGCTGGTCAACGGAAACCGCGTGCTCCCTCTGTACATAGATGAGCATGATTGCTTTTCCGATATCCTGAGCGCGACCAACAACGGAAACAAAATTTCCAAGACTAACAGGCAGGCATACAAAAAAGGCGTTACTGTTATCAAAAACAGATACAGCTCGACGTACACCTTTTACTGTTTCCCGTCGGCCTACTCGGATCCCTTCGGGTACACCGCGAACAGCAGGGCGCCTAAGCGCGGAGAGGCCCCGCAGGACGACGGAGACGATGGGGTGCGGGTTAATGTGTCCGCATCCCTTCCGGAGCTCTCCGAGGGCGACACGGGCCGCGCCGTGCGTGTCTGGCAGGTCATCGTCGGAGCGGATCCGGACGGCATCTTCGGGGCAGGGACGGAGGCCGCGACGAAGACGTGGCAGAACAAGCATGGTCTGACCGCGGACGGGATCGTCGGCGCGAAGTCTTGGAAAAAAGGTTTGAGTCTGTTATAATGTCCGTATAACAGTTACTTTCTACATAATGTCCTTCTCACTCACGGCTCCGCGCTCCCCCTATGGCGGAGCCTTTTTATTGGGCGATCAGCGCCCGAGCTAACTGCGCTAACATTGCGCTAACAAACGCCGCTAGAATCGTATCGAAAACGCTAATATCCTAGCGAAATCGATACAATCCTAGCGGCTATTTTTGCCGTATTTGCGGGATTTTCTCGGGAAGCCGCGTATTTACTGGATTTTCCCAAAAATGCCCTGCTTGGGTTCGAGTCCCACCACCGGCATTGATTTTTCAAGGAAAATGGGCTGTTGCGCTAACTTTTGCGCTAACAGCTCTTTTTTTTGTGCCTGTCGGAGAAGACTTTCACGGCTTCCAGCGCCTGCGCTTCTTCCTGATCGGCTATAGAATTTTGGTAGATGGCGGCGAGAACCGGCGAGCCGGGACGCCATCCGCCCATCCGCTCGATGGTGCGCTGAGGAATGCCGGCATAGTGGAGCTGTGAGGCGAAGAAGTGCCGTAACGTGTGGATGCCGCACGAGCGCCCGCAGGCGCGGAGAGAGAGTTTTCGGAACGCATTGGTGACTTGGCCGGGGGTCATGCTTATCGTGCCTTGACGGAGCGGAGAGAGCGCGAAACCGGGCATGTGGACGGTGCGGACGGACGTGTCATTCTTTGGCATCTGCTTGATGATCCAATCTTGGTTCCGGGTAAAGATCATATCCTTCGTGACTCGGACGGTGCACTTCTGGAAGTCGATGTCCTCCATGGTCAGGGCGCACAGCTCGCCCCGCCGTAGGCCACCGAAGGCCGCGAGCATGATCGCCTTTTTGACGTCGGGCTTATCCGCGGCGTCGTAGAGCGCCCACACCTCATCCGTCGTTGGCACATAGACGTCCTTCCGCGCCTCGGCCTTGTGCGTGATCTGCGAGGCGTCGAAGCCCGCGCCGAACATCTTAAGGGAGCTGTTGAGGAAGGACGCGGCCTTCTTCGCGGTCGCTCGGCTGTGATCCACGGAAAATTCCGACAGCCACCGTTGCACGTCTTCCTGCGTGAGGTCGCGGATCCGGATCTCGCTGATCGCGTCGTAATAGTTCCGCAGTTGGCTCTCGTACGACCTGAGCGTGCTCTCAGACAGCACGGAGCCCTTCGCCTCGATGTAGCGTCGCATGGCCTCGTGTACGCTCATATCCGCCACGGAACGCTTGCCGTGCTCCATCCTATAGGCCGAGGCGAGATCTTCCGCCTCCTCGCGTGTGGAGGCCGTGAATGACTTAATGACCTGCTTCCGCTTGCCGTCAACGATCTTGTCCCCGAGGTAGAGCTGACAGCGCCATTTTCCGTTCTTTTGCTTTTTTGCTTTTGGCATCAAAAAACCTCCGATCGCAACAATAACTACGAGATCTCAAAGATAATTTGCGTTAATTCGAGTTAATTCGTGCGTTTTCGTGCGTTATTCGTGCGTTATTCGTCGGTTAGCGATATGACCATCGAATCGAGCGGCATCCCGCCGAAAAGCATCTTTGCGTCATGCTCCTCGCCGTCGACGTATTCATACACGTCAATCAGCAGGCTGTCGCCGGTCGATGTGATTTTGGTCGTCGTATTCAGCGTGAAATTGACGACGGCGTGGATCTCATCATCAGACTCAAAGCAGGCTTCGTAATAATCCTTCGCATAGTCTTCTGGTGTTTCGCTCGTGACGATCATCGAGATACGCCAATTTCCAGTGACGTCATTTCGGACTTTAGACGGCCCTGTCAGGCTGATCCGCTCCTTGAGCTCGTCCCTGATCGCTTGTCTCTGGTCGTCCTCGGCGCTTTCCGTGCTCTCCGGAGCCGGGGCGGATGTCGTGTCGGATTCCGTCTCACCACTGGATCCGAGCGCGAAAACGAGAAACGCCAGGGCGATCACCGCGATGATGATTATTCGTCTTTTCTTCATTTCAATCCTCCTTTAAGTGTCTTAAGTAAAATAACTGCCGTCTTTATCTGCTCAGGTGTACAGCCTGCAGCGGCCTCGATGAGCTCCTGAATCTCCGGGGACATCCCGGCGCACCTTGTTGCGCGGTCTTCTACGAGATCGGCCTTCTCAATCTGGAAATAGTCAGCCATTTTCTGGATCTTGTCTATTCGTGGATATGTGTTGCCATTAATCCAATCGGTCAGCGATGAATAGGGCACGCCAATCGCTTTGGCAAAATCACGCCGTTCAATTCCGTACTTGCTCATGTAGTACTGAATATTTTCACCCATGATTTTTTTATTTCCTAACATAGCGCTCACCTCCGCCATCTCCCAGTTTACGCGAAAACCGTAATTTTTTCAATAAAATGCCGACAAAAGCGTTGACAATAACGGTTAAACCGTTATAATGGAACTTGCGCGATGGTGCGCGGCAAAAGAGAAAAGGAGGTAAAAATGGCAATCACATTAAAGGCTGCCCGCGTAAATGTCGGGCTGACGCAGATTGACGCCGCAAAGGCGCTCGGCATTTCGCCCGATACGGTGCGGAAATACGAGCAGGGGGAGACGTTCCCCGACGTTCCGATGATCCGTAAGATTGAAGCGCTGTATCGGATCAGTTACAACGACATTGATTTTTCATGTGCCGCAAAATAACGGTTAAACCGTAATTCAGAAAAGAGGAGAGACATGATCATGATCAGGATCAACGAGGACTACCTCATCCGGATTAACCAGTACGAGTTCGCCGTCATGAAAGACATGCACCGGACGAAGAAGGATCACGGGAAGGACTT